TTCCTGTTGCGTTGCTTCTCATGAGACCGGATACTCGGTTAGGTTTCATGCGATAGTCTGCCCATGCTTCCTGATAGCCGAATGTTTCATCATCCGTTGCATCGCCGGTGAGCATGATTTCTTTCTTTTTAACAGGCTGTTCTCCCAGGTTTGCAAACTGTGGTACATAGTAGTCAAGTCTGTCAGTTCTGCTCCAAAAACGTTCCAAGCCCTGCTGATAACTGCGATTGTGTCGCACACAACATACGCCGATTATAAAGCCGTGCTCTTCAAACGATTTGGTAAAACTGCTTTCGTTGATTGGCGTTACTGACATTGCACCAGTTTCGCCGATAGGCGTGTCGGTGTTTGTCTGCTGCCCGCTGGTCTGCACGATCTGGTTGATGTTCACACGGTATCTGCCACCGCCCAGGTATTCCGGTACCTGTGCGGTTTTATCGCTGATAACCACATTCCACAGTGCTTGTACCTGTTCGCGGTAACGGCTACCACCCCTTGCCAATGCCTCATAGTACTGCTGTACTGCTACGGCTTTTCGCAAGTCGTTGACGGTTGCTGCTGTTACGTCTTCGAGGTCTGCATACATCCAGGCGCCCCCACCTAGTTGACCTGTTGTAGCCTCAGTTCCGGTAAATTGCATCCTCTTTTTTTCTTTCGTTCCTCCTGTTTCTGGACTATAAGTTAGACTTCCGGGCCTGTTCGATGCACTTGTTAACCCCAATACCATTTCTATTGGTGACGTAAAATTTACGTATTGGTTATTGGCATCGCCTAATCTTACAGGTGCGTTTCCAGCCATTGGAATCGTTACCGCCGGTCCGCGCTGAGGATAAGGCAGACAGCTGGTAAAGTAGTCATGGAATTTGTTTACAGGGAGACAGAATCCGCCTTTATATGCGTTTTGCAGTAAGTTTTCTATTGTTGTTCCGGTTTCTGCTCCTCCTCCTGCTCCTCCTGATGCAAATTCAACATCTTCGCTTGTCGTTTTTATTGTTGCTTCATTTCCTACGTTTTCGTCTCGGAAAAATTCGTTCCAGATTTTGACGTAAGCTCTTATGGGTAGTGCGTTAATGCTAAAACTTTTTTTGATTTTAGTCGGCACTCCCATATAGTCTAGGATTGTTTTTTCGTATGGTTTTGGCAGACTGGATGTTCCATAGATCTTGATTTGTGGTACTCTGTATTCCTTTTTTGGCATCCATGGCGTTTCTTCTACTTCTCCCATGAAGTATTTGAAGTCGTCCCACAAAATCCTGTCAAGACAATAGAAGTAGTAGAAGTCGATAAACGCATCGTCCATCACCGGAAATTTCGGCGTTGTCATCCGGATGATTGCTGACGTGTCTACACTGAAGGTATCGCCCGGTAATACCTCGTCTACATAGAACGGAATCAGCTTGCCGGAATCGAACGTTGTTAAGATCGTCTGGTCTCGGTTGAACCGTGTCCGACTTGCTTTCATTTCCGGGATTTGGTTAAAGTGCCTTTCATTGTTTCGATTCACTTTTCTTCCTCCTTTGCTTTAGGTTCCGCTTTAGGCTCTTCTTTTGCCATTTTCTGCAGCTCTTCCAGCTTCATGGCGTTTGCTTGTGCGGTCACTATCATGCGATGATACTCGTGAATGTTCTGTGGAAATTCGGTGATATCCACTTCCGTTCCGTTTAAGGCTCCTGCTGACAGGCTTTTCAGAAGCTGTGGGTCAAAACTTGCTTTTCGGACAATGCTTTTGATATCGCATTCGTCCGCATAGCTTTCAATTTCCTGCTGGATATCGATTGGTGCAGTTTCCTGCAGCACTTCTTCTCCTTTTTCGTTCTTCGTCCAAATGTACTGCTTTTGGAATTTTTCGCCCGATTTAGAAAAGAAGGGCTTTCGCCCTTCTTCGTATCGTTTATTCATGCGGCTTGCCCTCCCATACTTTTTCCTTGTCGTTCGTGAACGTGCCCAGCTCGTCTTCAAACACTGCCAGCTTGAAGCCGGTGTAGTCACCCGGCGCCTGTCCGACAAACGTTTTTTCATCCTTCGCCATTACATTACACATACGTGCAAAGGTTGCGCTGTTCTTGCTCTCGCCTACCCATGCATAACACTTTGCTACGCTGTCCCACAGGCCAAAATATTCATGCTTCATGATATCCACTTTCCTTTCTTTTACAGCCGGATGCCGCCACGCATGGGTTTCTGGCTGAGGTTGATGGTTTTGGTTTTTCGTGCTGTTACGTTGAACATGCGGCGGTCTTTTGCGCCACTCATTACTTTACGGTGTCGTGCCATTGTTATACTCCCTTCGCATTAGCTCCATTTCGATAGCGTTTGCAAAACTTTTTATCTGCCAAGTCTCGCTTACCAGCTTTTTCGCGTCTTCGATGTTTGACACCTTTTTAAGCATTTTGTAATTGCTATCAATCTCTTTGTATTTTCGTGTGAGCAGTTCTTCCAATGCTTCTTTGGTCTGGTCTCGTACATTCCATGTTTTGTTCATCATGGCTTTACTCCTTTTCGTTTTCGTTGATGCTATCGTGCAGTGCGTGGTAGATCTCGTCAAGCTTTTCAAGAATCTGCATCATAATGCGGATTGCCTGTTTGACGTCTTTAATCGAAATCAGCGCCATTTTATACCCCCTTTCTGTATTTGCTGGTGCGTACATCAAAGTGCACCCAGTTTGTATATACGATAATGCCGCATTCATCCGGTACGATTTCATCCAGTTTTTTGGCGAGCTCTTTCGCGCTCATTCCATCTACTCGGATATCTGCTGCCATACCGCGCATATGATAGCTGTATTTTGCTCCATCGCATTTTTTGTTCCACTCTGGTGTTCTGTATCCGCTGGTGATGATTACTGGTTTCCCTAGCTTATGCCGTAGGATATCCAGAATGGTGTACAGATGCTCGTCTATGAATACTACCGGACTGCCGTCTTTACATGCAAATTCTTTCACTTTGAAGTGTCTTGCTAACTTTACGTTTCCGTCTGTGTTTACAAGGTAGCTCTTAATGCTCATTGTATTCACCTCTTCTTTCTATTTTGCATTGTATCAAAAAAATGCTCGATTGTCAATCGATTTGTAACCTTTTCTTGTAACCCGGTTTTGCTCCTTTGTTTTGATGGCGCTTTAGCGCCTTGCCGTATGGAGCGTAGCGGAATTCGGCCAGATCCATTCCTTTCTAGCGCTGTGCGCGTTTTCAACACTTTCAACACTTTCAACAGGTTTTCAACAAAATGTTGCACAAAGGTTTTCGTCATTTTGACGGACTTTCAACAATTCAACAAGTTTTCAACAAATCTTTCAACGTTGTTTTTTGCTTTTTATTTACGTTTTAACGTTAAATTTTAGCACTTTTCAACTTTTCCACTGCCTCTACTACTACTCCTACAACAAGTTATATATTATACGGCGCTTGTGAGCTTGCGAACAATAGCGCCCAAGAGCCGCGCGTGCGCGCGTGCGCGCTTCGCGCGCGTGCGCACGCGCGATAAAGCATATCTACCTGATAGACTGAATAGACTGATACATGGAGCCTTTAAACGACACCTAGCCCAGTATCTTACTTGATAGGTACTGGGCTAGGTGACACCATGACACTGTTAAAGTGTCCCTCTCTTCTTCATTTGCTTCTTTATCACTCTCTCTTTCGTTTTGCACTGTTCTGCAAAGTCCGTGTTTTCATACTTTAGTCGGTTTTCCGCGATTGCTGCTGCTTGTCTGTTCTGTTTAATTCTCCACAATCTTTGTGGGTTTTCAGCCTCCATCATTTTTTCATAATAGCGTGGAATTTGTGCGCGTTTGCCGTTTGTGCATTGGATGTAGCCTTGTCTCCAAATCTCTTTTTTGTGCTCTTGGTAATAGTGATCTCCTAGGCCCGGTTTAAGGCTCATACACGCAAAAGGCTTTTGTTGTCCTAGCTCGTAGTATGCGTTTGATTTCTGGCCGTTAATTTCGTACATCTTTTTCGTTACGTACCCTGCAACATATCTATAGGTTTCCGGCACTGCTTGTGCTATTTGTATTTGACCCATGCCCCATAGGTCTGATAACCATTTACTTGTAAAATATCCGTTGTGCTGTATCTTGTACAGGTGTTCTAGATCTGTTGGTTCCCATCCATACAGTATCATATGATAATGCGGCCTTGCCGTTTGTTCTCCGTATTCTCCCGCCACGAAATAGCGTAATTTGCCCCTATAAGCCTTTCTGAGGCGTTTTAAGAACTTTTGAACGTCAGTATATAGCAACGTTTGGACGCTTTCAGGGCGCTTCTCTCCCGGTTTCCAGACGTATTGTACTTTTCGCATGATTTCGCCTGTGTTTACTATCATGCCCGGTACATGGTCGTCGTCATAAGTTAATGTGATAAACCAGACTTCTTCTCTTGGATAGTCTCGTGCTTCTAGTTCTATTCGTGTTGTCCAGTCCTCTCTTTGTCTGATTCTGCATCCGATGCACTGCCCGCATGGTATCAACATAACATCTTTTCTATACATCAAATCTTCATATTTAAGCTGTTTCCCTGATATTTCAGAAAAGCGGGCAAGTGAATACACCCGCCCGCTTACGTCTTTGTCTTCCGGGTTGTACAGCCTTATTAATGGCTTGTAACAACTCATTTCAAATAATCACCTGGCTTTCGTTTTTCTCCGTAGCTTCCTGTTTTGTCTTGTGCTTTCATGCTTCTGCTCTGTTCTGCACCTTTGCCTGTCTTTGCTGTTGCATCCGTAATGGCCTTGCTTGTGTCGTTTCCGACTTCTGTAAGTGCCTTTTGCAGTCCATATGGCGTCATGTGTGTTGAACTGAGCATCTGCTGCCAGCTCTGTGCTGCATTGTACCAGTCACTTTGACTCCAGCTTGAGCTTGAGTATGCATTTGGTACAAACCCACCGCTTCGGCTTACTCCTAGTGCGCTGCTGCTTGCAAGTCCCATGCTCGCACCGCTGATTGTTCCCGCTGATCCTCCCGGCGTGCTTGCTCCGCCGTTTGAAAAAGCCAAGATTGGGTTAAGTCCTGCTTTTCTCATATCTTCAACGGCGCGCTGGTATGCTGTACTTGACATGTGTTCTTGCCATTCACGGTTGGCTAGTGCTTCTGCGCTGTTGTAGTTCATCGCTACGCTGTTTTCAATGTGGTTATATACGCCCTGCATGATTGCTTGTAAGGTGTTGTAACCCATTTGCTTTAGCATGCTTTGACTGTTGTATTTACCTTGCATGGCGGCTTCTTGCCCTTGGTATGCATATGCCTGTTTAAGCCAGTCGTTTACCTGCTGAATGTTTGTGCCGGCTTGACTTCCGCTCTCTGAGTGTCCACCGCCTTGGCTTATGCTTCCGCCTTGGCTTTGGCTGTTGCCTTCTTGTCCGTATCCGCCAAATGCTCCTGCAATGTTTTTTGCTGCTCCGGCGATTGTTCCGACCGTATTCGCCACGTTTCCTGCTACGTTGAGTGCCGTTAAGAATCCTGATAATGCTCCCATTTAAAAATAGCCCGGATTTCTCCGGGCTTCCTCCTTTCTTACAGTTTGTACAAGCCCGGTACACTGTACAGCGGCATCCGTCTTGTTGTTTTGTTTGCTACGCGGATTGCACCGAAAAACTGAGGCTCATCCTGCACGATGAGCGTACGCGCAATTTCGGTTTTGCCTTCTTCCATCCAGTCTTGCGACAGTGTTGGCACGGTTTCGTAGTTGTCGGCATAGTGCCAGAAGTCCAACGTTCCTGTTGCGTTGCTTCTCATGAGACCGGATACTCGGTTAGGTTTCATGCGATAATCAGCCCAAGCTTCCTGATATCCGAAAACTTCATCATCCTTAGCAGTACCTTGTGCATAAATCTCCTTATTGAGAATAGCCTGTTCACCAATATTTGCAAATACTGGCCAATAATAATCAAATCTACCCTTTCTACTCCAAAAACGCTCAATACCTTGCTGGTAAGAGTGAGTATATCTTGCAACACAGACACCTATAACAAATCCGTGTTCAACAAAAGACTTAGTAAAATCTTTATGGCTATCTGTAGTAACAGAATAAGCGGCAGTATTACCTTGCGGAGTACCAGAACCTGTTTCTGAAGTCTGAACAACCTGATTTATATTAATAGGTACACGAGAACCACCAAGATATTCAGGACGCTGCATCCTACTATCAGGCGAAGTTACACCGAAATGAGACTTAAGAATTTCAATATAACGAGTACCACCTCGAGCATCTTTTTCATAAAGTTTTTGCATCTGGAATGCCATACGAAGAGCATTTATAGTAACCGAAGTAGCATTAGATAAAGTAGCAGTAAGTCCAGAAGTAAAAGTCGGGTTCAAATCAATCATTTCCTTAGTCAAAACATAACCAGAACTATTAACTCTTTTACTCTGGTCAGCAGTAACAGTAGCACCTGCTGCAGCACCTTCACTGTTAAAATGGAAAATATAATCGCCAGCAACAGGAGTTTTAGAACCATCAAAGAAACGCAAAGGATTTCCATCACCATAAACTTGCAAATCACCTGTCAAACCAATACCTACATCAGGACCTTTCTGAGGAGATGGTAAAGCAGAAGTAAAATAATCATGAAATTTTGCAGCAATAAAAGGCTGTCCGCCAGCTGCATAATCACCAGGATTAGTTCTCGTATTAACACCAGAAGTTACAGCATCTCCTTTAGAAATATAAAGAGGGTCAACAAGATTCTCATCCCTAAACCATTCATCACAAATCATAGCATACGCACGGAACGGCATAGCATTAACTGATATATTAGCAACTCCTGTAGGAATACCCATATAATCAGCAACAGTACCTACATTCCAACCTCCTGCAGGGGCAGTTACCTGCGGAACTTCATATTCAGTTATCTGCGCCCAAGCAGATTCTCTATTTTCACCATTAAGCTCGCGCCAATGGTCCCAAACAATACGATTCGGGACAAAGAAAAAGTAATAATCAAGATATATATTATCCATTATAGGAGTAAGGAGAGACTGCATTCTTACAACCTTCGAAGTTTTAACACTAAAAGTATCACCAGGCAAAACTTCATCTACATAAAATGGCACAACGTCACCTACATTAAAAGAAAATTTCACAGAGCTATGTCTTGGAAATTTACTTCTTGACATATCCAAATTAGTAGGATTTAAAGCAAATCTACTCTGCTGGTTCCTTGACATCAACAATCACCTCACCTTCAATATTTCCAACACCATCGACAACATCAACAACAGGCTGAGAAAAAACAGCATCAAACTCAGGAGTTCCAATAGAAGTAAAAAATTTACTAAATGAATGGTCAAACTTTTGCCTAATATCAAGCGGAAGACTATCAAAATAAGCCTGAGCATCTAAAACACTCTGATAAAGTTCAGCATAAGAAGTAGGCATATTTGTAAAATCACCATACATACCAGCACGCTGCGCAAGAACGTCAATATCTCCTCTCTGATGTCTCAAAATTATTTCATTAATATCTACAGATTTAGCATGCGACTGAATTTCAGGATAAATATCATGTTCTCCAACAGCAACTAAAACTTCCTTTCCATCAGGCGCAAGAGAAAGCTGATAATCCGTAACAATAGACGTAGTTTCAGGATAAGGCACAGACTTTCTATCAAATTGTGTCCTAAATTTATTTTTCTGCATTTGAATTCTCCTCTCGACTTATAAGACAAAGACATTCAAAACCAGTTATAATTATTTCCATCGCACACGGAACAATTTCACCTGTATCTTCATCAAAAGTGCCAATTTTAACTAATTCGAAATCCTGCGGCATCTTAGATAATTCATTTTGTCCATATTCAACGGCCATCATAAATCCACGTTTAGCAGCTTCATCATTAATATCACAAACAGGATTACCATAATTAGTTTTTAAATCTCTAATTGCATAAATATTCTTCATAATCTAATTCCTCCTCTATAACTCTTCGGGTCAATGTTTATTTTTTTAGATTTGACCGCAGTTCTTCTAAACATTTTCTTATCACTTCTTCTATGCGCTCTCCGTCTACTCATAAAATCACCTCACAATCACAACGGACGCTTTAATTTATTTACACGGTTCTCAACCGACCGAGCACGCAATTCATTATATTCATCTTCTTCCAAATCAGTACGCTCTAAAGGCTTCATTCGCGAAACAGCAACGCTATGACTACGAACAGCATCGATAAAACCAGAATCAACGCTATTATACAAATTCTTGAAATAGCGGGGCGGGGAAATAACAATACCACCATCAGATAACTCAACAGGTATACGGTTAGTAGTAATAGCTTCTCTAATTTTTCCATCTTTCACCATATCCTCATAATATTGTCGTCCAATTCCAGGATTACGAGACATCATAGCATATGTAGGTTGAATTCCCTTCTCTGTTAACTGTTTTTCATTAGTATCACCCATTTTTTTCATAGTGTACCTGGCAACATATGAAACAGATTTTTCATTAACCTGGCCTATAATGCAATGCCCTTTAAAATGCCAAGCTTTCATAACAGTTTCGGAAATATAATATTTATTTCCATTGCGACTGCCAAAGGGTTCCAAATCATTTAATTCCAAACCAAATAAAATCAAATGATAATGGGGACGACCAGATTTAGAACCGTATTCACCAGAACCAAAATACCTAAATTTCTGACCTGTATTTTTACGAAGTCGCTTTAAAAAAAGCTGCACATCACGTTTCACAAGAGTAGGATATGCAACGCCATCATAATTTACAAAAGGTATATGTTCATCATCGTAAGTTAATGTTACAAATTGATTAAATTTGTGATACGGTAACTCCATTAAACAACGATTTGACCACTCCTTTGCACGAGCAAGACGACATTCAACACATTTGCCGCAAGGTACATCGATATAATCAGTAATCACACGACCAGAAACAGAACGTTCTTCAAAAGTAGGCATAATTTTCAAAGGTTTATATTTTCCGTTATCTAATATTATCACACATTTAGTATCGTTGTCAAACAATTTATATTCGGGATAACCATTAGCCTTGTGGCCAACAGCAAAAGCACGTTGAGGACGAACACACATATTAACACCTACCTATCGAATAAATAAATTCTATCGCCATAAGGATTATTAAAATAAAATCGATGAAATTCGAGGCCAGATGAAGCCCTAACGGCATACTCAATCGATTCAGGACGACCAGCAGAATTATATCGCAAATCACCAATAACTAAAACAAATCTAAAAACACTTTCACCACAATCATCGAAATGACTCAACCAAAATCCAGTCATTGGCTGTGGATAATCAGTACCAAAATAGAACGTAGAAGTAGTTCTATCCAATTCCAAAATGCGAGTATCGTTAAGACCGCAAGCACCAACATAATTTTCATAAAACTTTTCACCGTACATAATTTTCTCCTTTCACTTCTAAACCGTCGTGTCTATCTATTGACCGACACTCTTTATGATTTAATTATAACAAAAGCGGTTTAAAGTGTCAATAGTTTTGGGTCTTTTCATTATTATTTTTATTTATTTTTAATGGCTACGCCAAATATTAGTCACAATTTTAACTTTTAAGTTAGTTTCGAGTGTCAGTGCGCGGTATATAATCAAGTATATATACCGCACGTGTCACAGTTCCTACATCGCCTCGCCGGCGGGGCGTACCGGCTTTTTCTGGACACCAGAAAAAGCCGGTCTGATAATTGAGACCGACTCAATCTGAAAAACTTAGAAGTGTATAAAGGAGTTACTATTTTTTCCAGGCTCTGGAATTTGCAGATTTATTTGCCTTTTGACCGAAAGCAGCCTGAAGACCGTCAGCGGCAAAGTCAATAAATTTGTCTAAACGTGATTCATCTTCACCTGTACCGAAAATACGATTTATCAAAATATTTTGCCAATTTTGTGTCTCGAGCTGCGTCTGTCTATTCCAATAGGTATTATACATAGAAGAATATTTCTGGTTTTCTGACATATATTTAGTTGCAGATGCACCGATATTGGCAGCAGAAACGGCAGCAGCAGAAGAAATAGCCGCCTGCTGCAAAGCAGTAGATGCATTAATCTGTGCAATATCCTTTTGGGTCGCAGAATTTATAAGAGAAGAAAAAAGCGACTGTAATACATCATTCGCAGACATATCAACCTGTGCCTGTGCACCGTGATAATTAGCACCTGATGCAGCTGCGCCAGAAGGAGTAGTAGCACCTTGTCCTTGCATATAACCTAAAATAGGATTAAGCCCAGCGGCTTTTAAATCTGCAATTTGACGCTGGTAAGCAGTGTTAGACATACGTTCCTGCCAATCACGTTGCTTTTGAGCTTCTTCCGCGTTAAAACGATACTGACGTTCAGCAGATAAAGCAGAAGCGAGATTGGCCTGTTGTGCAGCAGTCAAAGCATTAGCGTTATTTTGATTCGCAATGGATTGTGCGCCAGAAACAGCACCTTGCAATTTACCTGCTGAACTATTAGTCTTAACAGACCAATAACCAGAGGCGGGATTATACGATGCGCCAGCCGTTCCAGGGGCAACTACAGTGTAGTTACCCCCTCCAGTTCTAACGACATCACCAGTTTTCAAACCGGCAGGAGCATTACCGTTTGACTGAACATTAACAGTAGCCATAAACTAATGATGGTCAACCAATCCAGGAATGCTATATACAGGCATAGGACGGGTTGTATAATTTTCAATATAAATATCACAGAATAATTGATTAGCGTTCTGCTCCGAAACTGCTAATACACGGTCAACTGTGGTTTTATTTTCCTGAATCCATCCAGCAGATAAAGAAGGAAGAGCAGTATATTCATCAGCTAAATGCCATACATCAAGAGACTGAGCAGCGGCTGAACGCATTTCACCAGCAACACGAGATGGTTTATAACGATAATCAGCCCAAGCTTCCTGATATCCGAAAACTTCATCATCCTTAGCAGTAC